ATGATTCGGGGGGGACGTTAATAATGCAAATCTTGCTATCTTTTTTCGTCACTCTAAAGCTAATGTCAAACGTGCCGCCTTGCTCATATTCCAACTGATCGGCTATCTCTACCTTGTCAACGTCAGCGCCTTTTAAGCTTTCAGCTATTTGTGCCAGCTCATTAACATCGACACCTTCAAAACTTACAGTCTCAACCTCTTTAGAGTCATCTACAAAATACTTGACCACGCCATTCTTTTGTATTTCTGCATCCTTTAGCCAGTTGTGTAGAGTTTGGAATGATTCAGGCTGATTTCTTACGATCCAATTAACATATTTGGTTTTCTCTTCGGCCTCTTTAACCTCCACCTCATTCTCGGTGTTAGGCTGGAATGTGAGTATATCGCCAGAACCCATGAATATTCTAGCTAGTGACGGCATATCCGACTCGACCACATCGGCTACATCAGTGCTTACGACTTGCGACTGACCTTCCACTTCATCACCGTAAGGCTCGCCAAGATACTCTTTTAAGTACTTGTTATTCTCTGCCATGAAGTCGCCATTAAATATTGTGGCATCCTTCTCGGCAGGATCAATAATAGCTATCAGCTCTCGGTCGGTCATCTTTGGCATTATGCAATACTCGTTTTCGGGTAATTAAGTTTCTTCTTCTTTTTGTCGGTTCGCACAGGCTCAGCAAAAGTTAAGCCCCCAGCATCGCCAAAGTCAGGAGAAAAGCCATATTTCTGCTTGATTTTATCCTTACTCCATAATACACGTCTATCGTTAGAATCTCTAGTGTAGGGGGATGCGCACAAATCCGCTTGTAATTCATCGTTGTCCGGGATGTCTACAGGCAGGCTTTCATCAACCATCCAGTCAGCCATTTCACCCCATAGCTCATTTCTTTTGTTTTTGTATTTAATTGGATCTAATGGCGTCGAGCCAAAATTAACAGCCTTTACACGCTTTTTATATCCCAGCTCGTGAAGTCGATCGACCAAGTCTGCACCTGCACCATAATCCACAAACATCATGTCAGGCTCCTTTCCTGCTACCGAGTCAACAGTGTCAAGAATGCGCTTACATATAGCCACGTTCTTTCCTAGCGCGTCACACTCGTCGCCAATATACGACTCCATGCCATACATCTTGCGCCCTTGTCGACGCATAATAGCAAACCTATCACCTCCTCTCGACGGGTCAACGCCGACAATCAGCGGGCCGTTACCGTTTGCTTTTAATTTTCTCGCTTTCATGCAGTGGTCGGATAATATCATACCGTCACCACCCGACACCTGAAAGGCCTCAGCCGCGTTCATCGGGTATTCTTGCTTAAACGCCTTACTCCCATCTACGCCGTCAGTAGTCAACTCTGAAATCTTAACTCTGCGCCATAGCATTTGCTCATCAGTTAGAGCATAAGCACACTTAATCTTTTCGTCTTCAATGCTTAAAGTGAAATCGTCTGACACCTCCTTGCTATATTCTTTCTGCCAAAACCAAGGAACGAATATAGCCTGAAACTCACTTAACCCCTTTTCGGCTAGCTTCCACTGCTCATGAAAAAAGTTACCCACCCCATTAGCCGTTGACTCCCATATAACCTCTGTCCCATCAGCATCAGGGATGGCTTGCATAATCCCTTTGGTGTGCTCACTTGCATTCATCCAAAATGCAACCTCCGACCCATGAAAGTATTGTATTGTTTGCCCTCGACCTACCGCCTTATTTCCGGCAGTCCCTATCTTATAACCAGAATCAAGCAGGTCAAAATGCAACTCTTTAGCATTACACGCGCCAAGGCTAGGCTTAACGAAGGGCGGCAAGCTTTCATAATACCTTTCTGTCATTTCAAACAATGCGTTTGTTGACTCCCCGTCATGAGTCAATATAAACGCCCTAACGCCTTTGTTGTGAGTTGTGCGCCATATATAACGACCCTCCGCATAAGTAGATGCGCCTTGCTGCCTGCCTTTAAGGATTATCGCTCTAACCTTTCCCGTGGCTTTTATTTGCTCCTGTAGTCTTTGATCGATATAGCGCTGAGCATCATTAAGAATGAGCGGCTGCAAGCCTTTATCTTTGGTTCGTATCTTTAAGCAGTTCCTAGCGTAAAACTCGAAATCTTCTTTCAGCCGTAAACGCTTATCCATCCAAGGAGTCCAACCATTCCTCATGCGACATAAGCACATGAGTATTATCGACTTCGGTTTTTTCTGAGTACCCTTGCTTACCTAGCGCTAGCTTAGTAATTGCCGAATTAAAGCTGTTGTCCAGCCCCCCATTAAGCAAGACTCGCTCTTGCGCCTGGTTACACTCTGCTAATATATCGGAAAAGTCCTTTTCTGGGTCGTTAGCCCAGTCGTAAAGAGTGCTTTTATTAAGCTTTAAAACGCATGCCATGCCAGCGTGAGAGGGGATCACATCATCGTAAGCTTTGTAGTTTTGGATATATTCACGTGCGGCAGCCACAATTTCTTTGTTGTACTTTGTTGGCCTACCTTCTTTGATTTTCTCTTTCATATTAAGCAGTCCTATAGGTTATTGCTTATTCCAGTTAGTGTTACTGTTTTGCTTTTCTGTCCATTCGTTTATATCATCTTCTACATTACCCCATGATGGAGTGCTATCATTCGATGCAATCCATGCGTCGGCTTTATCGTCCATACCATCCCATGCCGACAATGAGTTTTCTGCCTTACTCCAACTAGATATAGTGCTTGATGTTACACCCCATTGATCGGCTTGCGCTTGATCTGCTACCCAAGCGCCGACATTATCTATAAGCGGAAGCCATGATTGATTGCCATCGACTACATTAACCCATGCAGAATTATCACCTATTACTTTATCCCATTCATTATCGCTATCCGGTACGGTAGACCATATTATTCTACCGTAATACTTCGCGGCATAATAATTAGATTTATAGCAGTTTGATGCGTAATAGCCCATTAGCTGGGATCTACTGTAACCATTATTCTTTGGCCGTCGCTATCGGTTGTTGCTGCTATACGATCTTTAGTATCTGCCGCATCCCTGAATGTAACATCATCGCCAGACACGGCCACCTTTCCTGCCGCCTCAGCCCTAATCAGCCTTAGCGACTCATCGTAAGTCTCGCTACCTTCTACCGTATCAACAGAAGGGTTGAACGTAGAATAGCCATCAAGCCTTGAATCATTACTCAATAATGGGTTGTCGGGTATAACATCAACCCTAGCCTTTATTAAATCGTCACGATCTCTATCGGCTTGAGTATATTCTTTGTATGCGGAACCAAACGTAACTTGAGCGCTACCCGGGGCAACAATCACATTATCAACAGCTCCTACGATACCAGACACACCAGCGTTCAATCCTATCCCAAACAATCTGATTCCCGCCTGTAGATAAAGCTGCTTTCCACCCTGTATAATATCATCCCACTGAACTATCGTCCCCTGTTGGGAATGCCAAGCCATGCCGCTCTCAGTAAGTAATGCATTTTCAAATGCATCAAATATAGCTTGCGGCGATACTTGCGCATTATTTATTGTAATGGTTGCTTGAGGTGTCGCCAAGTCAAAGGCGACCGATACATTTGTAGGATATGAATTACTGGACATAGTGCCGCCATCCCTTAGCCTGTACTCGAATAAAGCTATTGAAACAGGTATCGTTGATCCAGCAACAACGGTAAAAGTGCCGACATCAGGCGAATACCCCTTTCTATCGACAGTACTTTTCCATTCCTCACCATCGTAATCACCAGAAATTGAAATAATCTCAGAGGATGAAGAAGCCTGTCCGTAAAACTGAGTTGTGCCTGATGCATTTTCCAGCCTTATATAATCCCCAGCCCGTAACCCGCCACCAATATCAAGGATCATATCCTCAGCATCAGGACTCCAGATAAACGATGGATCAGAAGAGCACTGAATCTCTATACCGTAGACGTAACCCTCATCTAAGTCATCACCATTCTTAGTGATTCTTGACTTTAACAGCCAGCGCGTAGACGTGGTGTAACCAGCTTGAAGAGCTTGCACGTTAACCGTGTTCATGGTGGTGTAGGCGCTAGGTTCAGGATCACCTTTAAGCCATATCTTACACTCAAAAGTAAATTTATCTAATGAGCTACCAGAAAACAAAACATCGTCTGCAATACCCACGCCGGATATTGTACCGCTCTTTTGCTCCGCGACCGTATTAGGTTCGTAGTAAGTCTTACCATTATTAAATACAATATCGCCAGTAGTTGCGGTAAACGGGTTCATCCAAATACTAACTTCATCCGCTGCGCTATTGGTTATGATCTCGCTATGGGTCATCCCATATCCAAACTTAGGCACACGTCCTATCATGCTTACAAAATGAAAATCTGTATTATCTTGACGCTGGTTCCCGTGGTCGCTGTCATTAAGCATTTTAAGGTTGCTATACACGCCCCCGCGAGGGCCGTAAAGATTGTAGTCATAACTACCCCTTGAGCTAGTGCCGTTATTTATTACTCGGTTTACGGACACCCTGCTATCGAAGCCAATATTAAACATTTCGTAAAAATCAGCATCAGCAGGAAAGACTATATCTTGGCTATCGCTACCTACGCGCATAGCCCCAGATTGACCAACTACAAAATGTCTCGACTGACTCGGCCAAGCCTCGGAGCCTATTCGCTCAAAACCGGTAATGTCGCCATCGGCGTTTGAATTTCTGACAATGACACCAATATAGAAGCTATTATCGCTTATCCTATATCCTGTGCTGTATTTTAAATAAGTACTACCGCCAACCCCTCCCTCTAGCTCAAAGGCGTTTTTGTTTCCGCCAAGGTCAATAACAATGGCATCGCCTCCGTCATTGTTAAGAGAGGTAAAAGCGAAACCTTGTGGGGAGGCAGGTTGAGTTAAGTATCTAGCCTCAACAACCCCATTCAAAGGACGCAAATAATTTTTAACTCTTTCGGACGTCGGTACTGCTTCGATGCTATATAAGATATGATCTGTTGATGATGTCTCGCCAAATTTAATAGACCTATTGTTCGCCCCGGTCTGAACAAAACAAAATTTCCCGTTCGAGCTTTTCTCTAAGTTGCTATTTGAATAGTTACCTGTAGCGTTAACTATTCCCCAGTAGGTTGCAGCATCTACATTTATTACCTGAGAAGCGGAAAAGCCGGAATCAATAAAAACTAAAGCCCCACCACCTATCAGGCTTCCACCATCTAAAAGAGTTGTCCCGCCATTCATCTCAACATAGTAGTTGGGTATTTGAATATTTCCGGAAGGGACTTTTCCGTTTATGCCATCGCCTACCGTTATAGAACCGGTTAGACTGTCATAAATAAAATGAAGGCCTCGCTCATCGGCTCGCATATTTGAAAACGAAGTGCATTCCGTGTATGTCTGCCCATCAGCTACGAAATAACCGATTCGTGACGGCCTATTGCCGAGCGAGTCCACCGGCACAATATATGGCGAAGATAAGGAAACAAAACCTGTGTCCATCTCTATAACACCGCCCGTACCTACAAGCGAGCCTGTTATGTTCAGAATTACAATATCTGTTGTTGATGCGTTTTGGAGGACTAACCTTTGAAGCGGGCTATTGAAATATATAATTGTAATATCAAGGCTAGAAATATCGACATATAGTATTGCTGCACCGCTTAAATCCAGCGAGTCGCCAGCGTTATATGTAAATGCGCTTAAATATGTTATTCCGCTGACTGATCTGTTTGCCATTACTTAGCCCAGAAATTTATTTGTTCAAGTATATAAATATACCGATAGCGTTACTAGCGAAGAACATAGCGTAGATAATTGGCATCATAAACTTACCGCCTATACCTACCGCTACTTTTTGCTTGGTTTTAACCACTGCGAACTCTACAACCATTTCATCTTTCCACTCCCGCAAGGACTCCAACTCTTTCGCGTGCCTAGCGTTTGTGTCCTCTTGGCCGTCATACTTTGTAAGCATTCGCCCTAGATTAAGATTTAATTCGTGAAACTGCTCGGACACCTCTCTCCAGCTTGAGGTATGCTCGCTATGCTTATCATCAATCTTTGCGTGAAGCTTGTCTGCTACTGCTTGTAGCTCTTCTTTTGTCGCGGCGCTCATAAATTATTTTCGCTATGAAAATGGGTATCGGGGCTAAACCAAGGCAAATCTTTACCAGCTCCCAATCTATTAACCCCCATTCTATCATAAGTCACCGCATATACTAATATTGCCAGGCATCCATACATAATAGCGCTGTAATTCCCATAAAATACGCTGTCACTAATTATAACGCCCCACTCTATAAATGTATCTTCGATTGCAAATAAAAAATAGGCTGCCACATATAATATGTAAGCATATGCTGACACGAAAGATGATTTATACGACAAAATACAGAATACTATAGCCAGATAGGCGTAAAAAATACCTAGATAGTTAAAATATACATCTAAATACGAATTATAGTAGATGGTTATAGACTCAATAACTATAACGAAAAAACAAGCAACGCCAGTTTCTACCCATTTTTTAGTAAAAAAAGAACACGAAGCCATGAAAATAACAGCTGCTATTTCAACTATTGGCGTTTCTTCAATCATTTTTTAACTACGCGTGACTTTTTCTTTTTGGGCTTAGTCATTTTATACTCCTTTATTGGCATTGACCGCATTAACACCAAAGCAAGCAGATGTAATGACAGTGAATAACGTGGTTATTGGTACAAACAAATCCGTAACGCTCTCAACAGCAAGATCGACGGATCTATATTCAACATTTTCGATAGTGACTAGCGTACTAAGATCGAATGATTGGCATAATATCAAGACAAGACTAACCGCAATGTAAACCACATAAAGGCGGCACACTGTGCCCGCTATATCTCTACGCATTTTCCCGTTAGGATCTAATGTTTTAATCATTAGCGTTTTAGCTTCGGCGCTTTCCATGTCAGTTTCTATCCACTCGGATGCGATATTCTCAACCGATTTAACTATCCCGCCCGTCAAAAACTTAAATGGATTAAACATTTCTACTCTCCTTCCACATTAGATACTCGCTAATACGGATCAATAATAGCGCCCATTATAGCAAGAAATACTATTGGTGTAATTAGTAGCTCCACGTTGGCACGCTCTTGTCTTTTGTGGGTGTCCATGCAAGATGAATAAACCCATCTTTATGCGTGCCAGCCACTCTTGTTGCGCCATGCCTACCACCTATAACCTTTAGCTTCGTTTCCTGCGCAAGCGATGAGCAAGC